GGGATCAAGGGTAACGACAAAGATATCGATAAATCCTCCAGCTGGATACAAACCCGTAGCAGGAATAGTGAATCCAATATTTCCGTTGAGAGAAAGAGTGGACACAATAGTCGTGGAAAAGGTCTGCGATGCAGACAGAACACCATTAGGCGGTGTACTAACCTGTCCATTAACTCCATTATTATAAAACAACTGATTAGTTGAATTATTAAACGAGATACCAGGCATATTAATAACATTTGAAGTACCAGGATTCCAAATTATCTCAACAAGATAATCAACAGCCGGTGAGGCATTAATGATCGTCAAGCTGCTAGTAGTAAGGGCAACGTTAAGCGAACCGGATTGGCGAATGGCGACGCCGCCAAGTGGCGTAAGAGCAGTAGCATTCTGCCTAATGGCATGAAAAGCTGGCCCCGCGTCAGGTCCCAACACCGGCAAAATAGGCTTAAAGAATTCAACGCAGTAAGACACCCAAAGTTCACCCAAGTCCTGAATAGGATTAGCTTGTGTGGCAAACTGGAAAAGACCTAAGTCATAAAGACGAAGATCCTGGCCAATGGGCACATTACCATTGCGAATGAATCGTTCAGGCAAAATTGTCTGATCCACTGCGCATTCTACGCCATGGACCATGTCTACAGTAGGCTTCACGGAGACAGCATACTCAGCATTTTCCATTTGTTGCTTGGTAGCATAAGGAACAACGGACGCATTATAATTTGTGGACATAATCACCACACCAGGAGCACCGTTAGGAATAAAGTCAGTAATGAGTGAACGAAATTCAAACATAAGACCATGAAAACGATACTCTTGATAATTAGCTGCGACTGTCGCAAGCCAAGGAAAAGTAGCTGAAAGACCAGGGTTAAGTGCATAGGTCAGATTATTAAACGCTGTAGTACCTTGTATATCTCCAAGATATTCGCGGTGACAAACAACGTTAGTCTGACGCAGTGTACTAAACTGAGGTGGCTGAGAAGAGTTAGCAAGGATATTGTACTTAGGAACTGAACCCATTGTCTCATAAGCACCGGAGCCAAAAATGGATCCGATACCAGAGCCGAGCCATTTTCCGACACCCTTTCCGATAGAGGCAGAACCAAACATTCCACCAATAGCAGAGCCAGCAGCTCCCCCGAATTTTCGAAACGGTTTCTTTTTCTTTACCTGTGGAGCAATCGAAATTTTCTCGATCGCTTTAGCCAAGGCTTTCACCTTGGGTCGCCTCGCAGGCATGACGACTTTCCTACCCGTTCGTACTTTGGTAACCATTGTAAGTATTGTGTTATATTGGATACCGCACACAAGCGGACGGGACTGTGCATCGCCGCGCAACCATATAGGAAGCGCCGTGCAGTCTCTAGGCATTTTGTTTAGCACTCATGCTTGGAGATTTTGGGCAATAACGCACGGCGACCCAATGACGTAAATCAACTGTGGCTTACGACAAACCACTTATTTCCCAGTTAATGTGCTGGTCACGCCTACCCATAAGGTCAGGCACACTCATCGAAACCCCAATACTTAGCAACAAGTTCTGAAAGGTAGGACAGCT